GTTATATTATCACATCCTCTTAAAATTAATGTATGTAAATTACCTAACATGGATACATCTGTTATATTATCACAATGACTTAAATCTAATGTATGTAAATTACCAAGCATTGATATATCTGTTAAGACAACACAATAACTCAAATCTAATGTATGTAAATTACCTAATGTAGATACATCTGTAATTTTATAACATTCACTTAAAATTAATGTATGTAAATTTCCTAACATGGATACATCTGTTATATTATCACATTCACTTAAATCTAATGTATGTAATTTATCTAACATGGAAACATCTGTTATTTGAAAACATTCTTTTACACCTTTTTACATTTCAAACGCCGATTTTAAATTGATTTAATTTGATTATATAAAAAAATTTGATTTAAAAAAATGATTTACACCCTTGAAGATTTAAAATGGCACGCTTAATATAATTTTTATATATCTATTATATGAAGCATAAAAGTCCTGATTATAAATTATCTGCCGTTAATTATTACTTTAATCACGAAGATGGATACGATAATACTTGTAAAATATTTGATTGTAAAAAATCTTCACTTAAAAGATGGATACACAATTATAAAACTTCTAAAAATCTCACAAGAAAAAACCGAAAACATATTTCTTATAAAATTACGAAATCACAAGTGAATACTGCGTTGGAATTACTTAAGAAAAACGAACAACTTACCATGAATGAATTAGCGTTGGATATGAAACAAAAATATAAAGATTTTGATATTACACCTCAACATTTAGGACAGATTGTGAGGGATAATAATAAAACAAGAAAACGAACAAGACACGAACATTTTCCTAATGAAAGATACAAGAAACCGATTGATAAGCAAACCGAGTTAAATAAATTTTATAGTAAAATAAAACAATATCCAATAAATAAAATTATTTGTTTAGATGAAATAAGCGTTGGTTCTGCCTTAAAACCAACTTATAGTAGGTGTAATTTAGGTAGGCGTTGTATAATAAAAACAAACAATCAATTTGTTTTTCGTAAATTTACTTTGTTGGTAGCAATAAGCAATACAAAATGTGTTGGAAAAGAATTATATGAAAAGGGTGGTATGACAAAAGAGCGATTGCTTGAATTTTTAGAAAAGAATGTATTTTCCAAATATAAAGACCATCTTATTGTGTTGGATAATGCTGGAAGTCATAACAACGAACTCATTAAAAATGCGATTACCCAAAGTGGTAATGATTATTTATTTTGTATCCCTTACACCCCTAAAACGGATGCCATAGAAGAATACTTTAATCAAATCAAAACCTATATGAAAAAGAACAGGAATGTAGAAAATTACGAACAATTAGAAAAGAATGTAGAAAATGCGATTGAAAGAGTAAAACCTGAAAACTATAGAAATTATTTTCAACACGCTTACGGAACGAAAGAAAATATTATTTATAAAAGAAAAGCATCAACAATAAGGCGTAAATTAAAAAATTATAAGTAATATAATATAATAATGCCAAAAGGTAAGCAAGATTATAGTAATACTTTAATTATAGCAATTCAATTTAAAAATGCCAATATAAATGAGTGTATAATTGATTATACAACTGGTTTAATTAATAAGATTCAATTATTAAAAAAACAATATAACAATTCAAAACATAAAAATTATAATTGTGAATTTTTTGAATTGATGAGAATAAATGAAGGTTGGGAGGGTGTTGATGTATTAATTTTAGAAGAATTTAAAGAATGTGAAAATAAATCACAAGCTCTAATGAGAGTAAGAGAATGGAAATTAAAAATGAAAGACACAAATAAAATACTTTTAATTTAGTTTTTGTATTTTGCCACAGTTCCACAAATAAATAACATCAACTCAACACAAATTTAAATTTTTAAAAAACTTTTCTGACAATATGTCACAAACTTTTAATTAATTTTTCAAAAATTTTTCTAACAAAACACGATATTGACACAGTAACATTAAAAACAAGTTACCTTTTTAAAAAATTGTGACTTGTGGTGAGCCCGAATCTATTTATTAGCCATAATATTCGTGAATAATGAAATTAAAAAATAATTTAAACTATTATTTATTCGTAAATTAATAAAAAAAGTTCTTTTTGTGTAAATTTTTGAAATGTAAGATAAAAATGTAGATAAAATTATTCGTGAAAAATGGGCTACAAAAATACAAACTATTATTTAATCGAAATTATTAACGAACGGGCTCTCCTAAATTTAAAATACAATCCCATATAACAAAATAGTCATTTGGGAAAAACAAGCCCAAAATGGAATATTGCGAAAATAAAAAGTTCGCAAATTTTTGGGGCCATATAAAATTATAAAATTAGCTCTATAACTCAATTATTAAGCCTTTATTTATAAAAAAATGCGAAAAACTTTGCGAAAAAAAAAATTGGGCTATATTTGGGGCCTATTTTTAGGATAAATTGGGGCCTTTAAAATTGATATTTTAGGGCTAATTTTGATTTTCTATATATAAAAACTTAAATATATAATATATTTAAGTATGCCAATTTATAAATGTGAAAAATGTTTAAAAATTTTTCAAAAGCCTTATCAATTAATGAGACATAGCAATAAAAAAAAACCTTGCAATTTATCAATAATAAATAAAGATGAAGTAAATGATGAAATAAGCGATGAAACAATAGATGAAAATGATAATATTACATTATGTAGTGATTCTATAAATGATAATAAATTAAATGATATTGTTAAATTATTAAATGAATTAAAAAAAGATAATGAAAAAATAAAAAAAGATAATGAAAAAATAAAAAAAGATAATGAAAAATTAAAAAAAGAAGTGGAAATATTAAAAACAGATATTAAAAATTGTAAAAATTCAAATCAATATATTACTAATAATAATAATAATTGTAATTATACATATAATATTAATATTAATGATTATGGACACGAAACAATAGATTATATAGATGATAAATTAATAAATACAGGATTAACTCAAGATATAACCCTTAATGAATATATAATTAGATATATAAATAAAAAATATATTAATCCAGATCATCCAGAAAATTATACAATTACAATACCATATGCAAAAAAAGACATTATTAAAATATTTGTAAATGGTAAATGGGTTGAAGAACGGATAAGTGTTATTTTACCGCTATTTATAGCACAAAATCTTGAACCAGTAGATGATATGATAAAATTAACAAAATTAAATGACCCCATTTTATACTCAAAATGTTTAAAAAAAGTAGAAAAAGACCTTTATGATTTAATGCTTGATAATGGAAAATATAAAGAATTATCAGGACGAGATAAACAAATTAGAAAAGATGTAAAGGAAATTCTTTATTCAGGCCGTGATATTGTTAAAACCGGACATAATAAACGATTAAAAAAGGCATATAATGAAAAAGAAACAGTAAATGGATATAGACCATTAGGGTTAGAAAAAAATTATATAAGTGTAAATTAATTTATTTTAATATTTAATTGAAGGGTACCCCCTTTATGTTTTAAAATAAATAGTGTAATTGCAGTAAATTATAAAATCGTGAATAATTGACTAAAAAATAGTGTAATTTTCTTACACCTTTGATTATTTATTATTATCTTCAAATGGTGAAAATTTTAAATATAAAATAATTTATGATTGGATTGTATCATATTTCTGATATTCATATACGTAATTACATACGTCAAGAAGAATATGAAAAAGTTTTTAAAAATTTGTGTAATAAAATTATTTTTGTAATTCTTTAATTTTAGTTTGTAATTCAACAGTTTTGAGATGTTTTTGTGATTTAAGATGATTATTAAAAGAATTAGAAGATAAAGAGATATTACAATCATTACAAGTTTTAAAAGTATTTAATTTTTTTTTAAGAGCATATTGATAAGAAGCTTTACGTTGTTTTTCTGCTTTTATTTCATTTTTAGAATTAAGTAAATAATATTTATTATAATATTCAACATATTTATTATAATAATAAGATGAATTTTTATTTTGATCGAATTCTTCCATATAATAATGATATATAAATATAATTTTAGATAAATGGAATAATGACAAAACAAATATAATAACAATATTATATATATATTATAATATATGCCTAAATCAATTGACAAATATACAAATGAAAGAAAAGATATATTACAAAAAATTTTTAATATTTTAGAAATAACTGATAATAATAAAATAATTTCTTTAAAAAAATTAGATGAAGATAAAAATAAACAGAAAAGTATTATTGAACTTGAAAATGATATTAAAAAATATTTTTTATGTTCAAGATGGACTTATTTTAGTAATAAAAATAGAGAATTTAAACGTAGTTATTTATCATTAATTAAAGCAATTATGAAAGATTTAGATATTAAAATGACTTCTTCAACTCTTATTAAAAAAATAGATAATAATAAAACCAAATGCGAGACTTATTATATATTTGAATTCTAAACAAACATATATATAAATGTTGGAAAATAAAATATATAGTATAATTATATAATGAAAAAATACGAAATATATAATGTATCATCATATAAAACTAAAATTATAGAATGTACAAAAATTGAAGGAACAATAGATGAAATTATAAAAGAATTAAAAAATAAAAAAAATTATCATGAAAGAATCTTAAAAGATGATGAATTGATATTAAATATAGATATAGATGGATGTGATAATTTAAATAAAATAAAACAAGAAATAATAATTTTTTTAAAAGATAAATATGGATTAATAATTGAAGATGATGATATTAAATATACCGAGAATAGAAAATATGGAATATTAAAAGGTAATGATAAAAAATCATATCATATAACAATACCAAAATATTATGGTAATTCATATAAATTGAAAATGTTATGGAATATATTTAAAGATAGATATAAATATGAATGCATAGATCATAAACATTTAGGAACTGGAAATAGTGGAAAATGGTTTAGATTACCAAATCAATTAAAGGGAATAAGTGATAAATTAACATATGAAGAATCTATAGGTACAGAACATAATATAATAAATGGAACATTACAAAATTTTGTATTAAAACATATACCAAAGGATAGTATAAATATTAATAATTTGATAAAAGATAATATAATAGTAAAAGAGAAAACAACAAAAAATGAAAGAGTAATACAAAATAATACAATAAAAGAATTAACTTTAACAGATAATGAAATAAAAAATATGTTAAAAAAATTAGAAAAGAAATATTTAGAAGATTATGAAGAATGGTTAAAGATAACAACATTAATGAAATCGATAGGAAAATATAAAATATGGAATAAATGGAGTAAAAAAAGTGAAAAATATAATCAAAACGAGAACAATAAAATATGGAATAGTATAAAATTAACATTTGATGAGAATTATTTAAAATATTTATGTAATTTGGAGGAAGATATCCATAAAAAATATATACCATTGACAAAAGATTTAAAATTTGATGTAAAAAAAATAAATTCTAAATATTTGAATACAGGAATTAGTTATACAGAACTAAATAAATATAATACAATAATTTTAAAGTCATCAACAGGAACAGGTAAAACAACAATGACGGCACAAATGATTAAAAAAGAATTAGAAAAAGATAAATCAAAAAGAATTTTAAGTATTGTATCTAAAATAAGTTTATCAAATCAACAAATAAAAAGTTTTATGGATGAAGATATTGAATTAGTGTCTTATAGAGATACAAAAAAAGATATAAAAAAAGATAATATGGTATGTTGTTTGAATAGTTTATGGATGTATCAATATATTTCAAATAATGAAATGAAGAATATGATTATTTATATAGATGAAGTAAATAGTTTAATTGAAAATTTAGTAGATAATATGACATTAAAACATAATTTAAAAGTAATTTATCATACATTAATGAGATTAATAAATAATTGTCATAAAATAATTGTTTCAGATGCTTTAATAACAGATAATGTATTAAATTTATTAAAAAAGAGAAACGATAAAAATAAAATAATGGTTGAAAATGAATTTAAGAAATATAAAAATATAAGGGCAGAAGAAATAAAAGATGAAAATATATTTTTAGAAAAGATGAAAGAACAATGTATGAATAATGATTATTTTTTATTTGGATGCGATAGCTTAGAAATAGTGACACGTTTTTATATTGAATGTTTAAAATGTAATGTTGATAGAACTAAATTTATTTTGATAACTTCAGAAAGTAAAATGGAAATATACGATGCTTCAAAAGAATTTAAAAATAAATTTGTATTTTATAGTCCTTCAATTATATTTGGAGTGGATTTTACAATAGAAAATGAGCAAAATGTATTTATATATATAACTGGTAAAAGTTTAATGCCAAGTGGTTGTTTTCAACAAACTACAAGAACAAGAAATATTAAAACATTATATTATTATTGTAATACATACAGACAGAAAAATAAATATTTTAATACTGCATCAGTAAGAAAAATTTTTAGAAATATAGAGAAGACAAATGATATAATAAAAGATATCTGTTCTAATTATGACGAAGATGATAATATTATAATGTTAGATAATGCATTTTTTGAAATGTATTGTTATAATGAATATGTTAAAGACACATACAGAACAAATATAAAGAAACATTATAAATTGATTTTAGAAGAAAATGGATTTATATTATCATCATCAGGAAATTGTAATAATATAGAATTAGAGAAAACAAAAGAAATGAAGAAAGAAGTAAAAGAAGAGCAATTAAAAAAATTTGAAGAGTTTAAAAAACTAAATAAAGAATCAACTGAATATAATAATAAAAAATATGATAATTTTAAAGAAAATATTAAATTTTTGGGATTAAATGAATTAGAAAATGAAACATTAGATAAATATAAAGAGGAAATTGTATTTTCAAAACAATTGGAGAATCATATAAAAACAATAAATATGTTTAAATCATATGATTATATAAAATCCAAAGTAAAAGAAGAAAATGAAAATGCTTTTTATATTACAATTTATAATTCATCATATAATAAAATTAAATATATAAAAGAGATGGAACAAAAATATAATATTCATTTTTTAAATAAAGAATTTAACGACAGGAATGAAGAAAAAATAGAAATGAGTGATGAAGAATATAATAAAATGAAAATAATTTTTAGAAGTGAAAAAGAAAAGCCAAAAACATATGATGATTTAAAAAAAATATATGTTGGATTAATAAAAAATATAACAGGAAATAAATTAATTGAACTTAAAAGAGAAACTAAAAAAAATGAGGAAGGAAAAAAGAATTATAATTACAGTGTGAATAAAAAAGTTTTAGATTATCATTTGAATTTATATTTACACAAAAATAAAAATCATAATAATTTAGATTCAAATATTTTTAAATATTTGGGATTTTAATTTTAAATTAAAAACCCCAAAAGACAATTATTATAATATTGAGGACTATGTTTCGTATTTATATTATAAGAATAAACCTACGAAACATAGTCCTCAGAAAAATTTTCATGGGGCGTTAAAAACTCCAAAAGACAATTATTATAATATTGAGGACTATATTTCGTATTTATATTATAAGAATAAACCTACGAAATATAGTCCTCAGAAAAATTTTCATGGGGCGTTAAATTATCAAAACAATATAAAAATATATAATTATAATAATATAAGTATGCCATCATCGAAAATAGATTATAGTAAAACATTAATAATAAAAATAGTTTCCAAAGATTTAAAACATAAGGATTTTTTTTTAGACTATTGTCAAGGATTAAAAAATAAAATATATTTATTAAAAAAACAAAGTGAAGACAAAAACCATAAGAAATATAATAGCGTTATGAATGAATTTATAAGAGAACATGGTGGGTGGGATAATTTTGATGTAATTATAGTTGAAGAATATAAAGAATGTAAAAATCCAAGTTACGCTAAGATGAGATTAAGATATTGGTATGATAAAATAGAAAAAGAATATAAAAAAAATGAAGAAGATTTAAATATTTAATTATTTTCTGTATTTTATGTAAAAATTATAATAGTTTTTATGTTTTAATAAAAATAACATATGATAAGTGAGTTTGGGCAGAAGTCGTAAAAGAATTACTATATATAGATACGAGTTTTGCCCACGAAACTTTAAAATATAGGAATTTTAGAAAGGTGTAAATTTCTTCCTTTATTTTTTTCATATATATTCGTGAATAATGAAATTAAAAAATAATTTAAACTATTATTTATTCGTAAATTAATAAAAAAAGTTCTTTTTGTGTAAATTTTTATCTTATATTTAAGATGAAATGTAAGATTAAAATGTAGATAATAATATTCGTGAAAAATGGGCTACAAAAATACAAACTATTATTTAATCGAAAAATATTAACGAACGGACTCTCCTAAATTTAATATTTAAATTGTAGGGTACCCCCTTTATGCTATAAAAAGTGATTGTAAAATGATATAATAATATAATAATAAATATAGTTATATTAAAATGAATGCAGGTAAAAAGTGGGTAAAAGAAGATGAAGAATTATTAAAAGAATATTATAATAACGGAGAAGATATACAAGAAATATCAAAAAAATTAGAAAGACATGAATTAAGTATAGCATATAAAGTATGTAATTTAGAATTAGAGAAAAATATATGTGATGCAAGAGGATATAACGATGATATAAAAATATATAAAAATCCTATTAAAAAA